TCACGACGCTGAGGGTTCGACCAGGTCGACGAACGCCAGTGCATTCGCCAGCGCCTCATCAGTGGGCAACTCCGGCGGTGCAATCACCTGCAGCTCGTGATCGTAGCGATGCGTCATCTGCGGCGTGACGTGCCCTGCAGCATCTTGCTTGTGCGCCCGCGTGCCACGTGTGTCGGTGACACCGCGATGCTTGAGCCCGTGCAGCGTAAAGCGCGCCTCTTCGTCAATCGCGCCGAACTCGATCGCTGCGGTGATCAAGCGCTGCCAGGCGGTCTTCAGTGTCGAGCGCGCCAAGCGCGTGCCAGTCTGGGTGACCAATAGCCCGCGCTGCTCGGGGCGCAGGGGTACCGGCCGCCTATGTGCCTGGATGCGTTGGGCCCGGTAATCCCGCAGCCAGGTCCACGCCCACCGGAGATCGTCGTTCCACAGGGTGATGTTGTCGCGAGAACCCTTCCGGCGCGTGCACCGCACGCCCTGCTGAAGCGCGTCCGCGTCTGTCAGGTCTGTCACCTCGATCCCTCGCAGACGCGCGTTATAGGCCAGCACCATCACTGCCGGCATGTACGGCGGGACCGCGCCTTTTGCATGCAGTGGCAACGCAGCGCGCTCTTTAGCGAACTCAAGCACCGCTATGAATGAGTGCGGGTCCGGCATCTTTGCATCGGCACGCTCTTTGGCTGCCCGCACGCCGCTGGCAGGGTTGGTCTTGCAATGGCCAATACGTATGCCCCACGCACACAGCCGGTGCAGATAACGCAGCGTGTGATTGGCCGTGGATGGCCGGGCAAGCAACGCGGGCTGGATGGCAGTTGCCTCCCGCCCCTTGGCGAGTGCCTCGACCAGGCGCTGCACCAAGGGAACGGACAAGCGATCGACCAGCAGGCTTCCGAACTTGCTGCCGTCCTTCAGCACGTAGCCGCACGCCACCTCGGCATGGCGATCGTAGTCTTCGCGAGTGCTGCGGGCCAGATCGCGGTACTCGGTGGATTGCTTGAACGCGTTGGCCAGGTACTGCAGCGAGCCGACCAGGCCGGCCCCTCGCGATGCCTCCCTGGCCGCGTGGAGGTCAGAAAGCCGCGCATCGGCGTAGGCGATCGTGCGCTTCCTCGTTGGGCCGCCCTCGGGATGCGGCTCGATGATGTACCAGCGCCCATCGGCCCAGTAGACGCCCTTCGGGAGGGCGTCTTGGTCGATGTGCCGAGGGATATCCGGGTTGAACTTGCGCTTCCTGCCGCGTCCCATCAGATGAGTTCCTTGTTGTGTAGCTCTGTCGTTGCCTGGGCCAGGCCCAACGCCGCATTGAGTGCGTCCAGGGTGGTCCAGATCCCGCCTTGTCCGTCGTACCTATAGAGAATTCCCTGCTCGCGAGCCCAGCGCACTACCGTGGACGCGCGGGGAACAGGGCCGACCGGCGCGCAGAGGCGGCGCAGATCCTCGAACGTGATGACCGCACTGCTCACGCACGTTGCTCCACGTCCCACTCCCGTCTGCGTCGCCATTGCATGCGCATCTCCTCCACCAGCAAGTCAGCCGCCGCATAGCCGCGCTGGGCGGCGATGCGGAGCCGTAGCTCTCCCACCTTGACCGCGTCCACGTAGCCCTGGCGGAGCCAGTGGCGCGCCTCACATGCCCGACGTAGGCTTTCGCTGCTCGCGCTATCGATCATCGCTGACGGGTGCCTGTAAAACGCAGGCCGAGCTGCACCACGTTTGCGGGGCAAGGACGTGGCTGACGCGGCGTGCGTATCCGATGCGCGCGGCGCCACTCGGTCATGGCCAACTCGTAGCTGGGATGCTTCTGCGTGCGCCCGCACACGCACTCAATGAAGTGCCCGCCGCCCGCCTCAAGGCGGCGGGCGTCAAGCATGTGGCGGGCCACATGGCCATTTGCGCAAGGCGGCAAAGTGTTGTCGTGGTCGACCTGACGTTGCGTCACGGTACCTCCAGGCTTAGTTCGCGCTCGGCATCTCGCAGGTGCTGCACGGTGTCGGAGTCGATCCGGTCCAGCGCCTGGGCGACGGTGTATCCCATGTCGGCCAGCCAGTCGTGGCGATTCAGCACCAGGGCGGCGGTGAGTGCCTCACCCGTGGACAGGGGGCCAGGCTCTCCCAACCGCGCGGCGGCGCGCGCAATCTCGATCGTGCGCTGCAGATTCATCGGGTCGTCCTCCAGGCGGCGCCCAGGCGGGCGCGCACAACATCGATGTGCAAAACGGTCAGGCCCCAGCGCACTGACCACGTGCGGGCCTGCTGCTCGTTGCAGGTCAGGATCAATTGCCCTTCTGGCTCCACCCGATCGGCGCGCAGCCCGTAGAGCACGTCGTCGAGGTCGACGATAGCCTGCAGGTCAAACAGCTGGCGCATGGCTTCCGCGTTGAGTGTCTTGCCGCTTCCCTGGGGGCCGATCACGACGACGGACTTAGCCATGAGCGACCTCCCGGCGGACGGCCATCCGAGCGCGACGGCGCAGCCGCTGCGGCACCTGGCCGACCGCCAGGCCGGTCTGAGTAAGGCGCGGGCGGCGGGTGGTCCACAGCCTGTACACCAGGGCGCCACCGGCCGCCGGGGCCAGGACCATCGCCAAAGCGAGCAACTCAACCATGGCTCACCTCCCGTGCGGCCTGGGCCACAGCGGCAGCTGCGGCCGCTGTCGGCCTGCGCGGCAGCATGTTGGCCAGGTCAAAGGGGAAGTCCAGGCCGTCCATGAATTCGGCAAGCTCTGTACTGATGCAGCCCTCCGCCTTGGTCCACAAGCGGGGGCCGTTGATGAGCTTCCAGCCGCTGCCGGGCCCGCGGCGGCGCTCCCATGACTGGCGAGCTTCCCGAAGCGGTCCCATGCTCAGAGCGGCAGAGACCACGACCGAGCCATGCGTGACGTGCATGGTGATGGTCGCTGAGCAGTCGCCTGTGCCTCTGTCGTAGGCGACGACGGCCGGCGTGGTAGCCTCCGCGCCGGGTCCGGTGCCCAAAGCCAACGGAAGTGCTGCCGCGGCTGGACGTGTTCCAGTTTGCTGTTGCATATCGACTCTCCAAGTTGCGTTGGTGGAGGGCCTTGGGGCGGTGTTACAGCACCGCCCGCCGGCCCCGCTGTTACGGGGTTAGATCAGGTCGGCGCCAGATGGCGGAATGCTGGGATCAGGCTCGCGCAGGCGCTGCGCGCCGTTGAGGACATCGAGCAGTTCGTGGCGGATGTACTCGGCTACTGCCGCCGGCCCGTCGTGATTGATGCCTGCCTCAATCGCGACGTCGTTGGTCAGCGCAGCAAGCAATGCGGCCGCGTGGTAGGCACGCCAGAGTCGGAATTGCTCCTCTTCACTGATCGCAAAATCAGCGTCCTCTGGGAATTGTTCATTCGTATGGGCGGCGTCCATCAAGCCACCTCCGATGAGGGCATGCGCTCGATCACCCATTCCTGCAGCGAGGCGGCCTCTGCTTCCGGCATGACCACGTGCAAGGTACCGATGACCAGACCGGTGCCGTCATCCACCTGGAACACTTCGCCCGGGGCCGAGATCGCGCTACAGGCCAACATCACCGGGGAACGGTCGTGCAGGCCGTCCGCGTACAGTTCGGCCAGCACATCCGTCGCACGAATCTGCAGGAGCAGGTAGACGCCTGGAGCGATGCGCGTCGCCTTGTGCAGGTCGCGCCGGCTCACTGGCGCACCTCGGCCAGGTCGGCATTGATGCTGGAAATGGCGGCCTCGACATCGGCCAGTGTGAGTGCCTCGGGAGCTTTGCCCGTGGCTTGCAGCTTCGCCTGCAGAGCGAGCCAGGCGGTGTGGTTCCAGTCGAGGGTGTCGGCGATCAAGCCAAAGAAATGGGCGATCTGACGCGCGGCGTTGGCCGGCGCTTCTTGAGCGTCGTAGGACATGGTGGATTCCTTGAGTTGGCTGGAATCCGCCCCCCCGACGCCAATCGGGGTGGCGGACGATGCGGGTTGGCGTACCGGACTCAAGGAACCGGCGGGCCTTGCGGCCCCCACGCACCGCCCGCCATAGAACTGGCAGGCACGCGCCCGAGCGAACGCCGGGCGAGAAAAAAGCGCCGGGCATCGATTGATGGGCGCTGTTGCGCCTTGAGAAGTCGGGACGCCAATCCCGGTCACCGATTTGGCGGCGACGGAGTAATGGTTGCTCCGCTGCTGGGCGGATGTCAACGAAAATTTCCCAAAATTTCCCACCTGTGCGAGCGCGCTCATTTCTGGAACACCCAACACTTGACCGTGGTGCCGACACCGGTCAGATCGTCCTTGAGGACGGCGCTGTTGACGGCCACGTTCGCGCCGATGAATTTGTGCCGGCGCGAATCACCGAGCAACGCACGCAGCACCTTGAGATCGGGCACGGCTTGGCTGAACTGCGCAGCCCGCGCAGCGAAGTGGTTGAGGTTGATCGCAATCCGCTGTGCATCGCGGCTGTGATTGACCACAGCTTTGCCGTGTCCGGTGGCTTCGAGGTACTCGTAGACCTCCCAAAATTCGTTGACCATCGCGTGGTCGGCGCTGATCGCCTTCTGCCGTTCCAGCGCCATGTCCAACAACGCGAGCCGCGTCTGCTCGACCATCTCGTCGGGGATAGCGATGACCAGGCGCAGGCAGTCGAATAGCGCCAGCATTTGCGCGTGGTTCTTGATGACGCGCTCGAGGCGAAGATCCTGCTGAGCACGTAGCTTGGCCTCGAATACCTTCACGCGCTCGGCGAACAGATCGAGGATGGCGCGCTCCTGCCGAACGGCACGCACGAGGAAGTGGCTGACTTCTTCGACCTCCAGCGCGTTGAGGTTGTCGGCCGCGATGCGGCTTTCGGTGGTGACCTGCGGCCGCTTGAAATGCAGCTTCACGATGCGCGTCAGGATTGCTTCGCTGGCGTCCACGGCAGCGTTCTGGGTGATCACGATCGTGCCGCGAAACGGTGGCTCGTAGGTTTCGTTGCCGCCGTTGCGCACGCCGCGTGTTGCCAGCGTGCCACCACCGAAGAAGTCCTTCAGTTCATCCCACTCGAATGTCTTGGAGTGCGCTTTGTCTGGCTCGCTGCGGTCGGCCTCCAGCAGCACGACGGGCATACCTGACACCTGGCCCATGGCGCGGGCACGGCCGGCCTTGGACGACTTGGCCGGGTCGAAGCCCTCGTAGTCCGAGCGGCCCAGCAGCTTCCATAGGAACGTCAGCAGCGTGGTCTTGCCTGCGCCGGCTTCACCGGTGGCCTCAAGGAACGGAAAGCTCTTGTGCCCAGCGCGGATCTGCTCGGCGAACAACGAGCCAAACCAGAACGTCATCGCGACCATGCCGTGTGTGCCGAAGCACTGCCACAGCCATGGCAGCCAATCCACGCGGAATGCCTCGGCGTCGCGCTGTATCTCCAATCGGATGGATTTCTGCGTGGTCTTCAGGCGCAGCTTGTCGAACTCGAAGTAGTCCTCCTCGTTGGCCGTCACCAGCTCACCGTCGCGCACGGCAATATCGCCGAGCAGATAGGCGCGGTGTTCCTTGCTGTAGCCAACGAAGTCGATGGCGTCCACCGTCTTGATCGCCTCGGTCTGCTCTTCGATCAGGCGGTCCAGCTGGTGGCCGCTGCCGGTGAACATGGCGCCGGCCGCCAGGGAGATCAGGCGCTTCTTGAACTCGGACGCGCTGGAGACATGACCACCGGTAAAGGTGCCCTTTACGCTGGGGCCATCGTGCGGGAAATCGACTCGGAAGTAGTACCAGCTCTCATCCGTGACCTCCTGGCGCTGGAAGTACAGCGCCTCGGGGTAGCAGTTGGCGATCTTCTGCACGGAACAGGCGGCGCGCTTGATCTTCTTCAGATCCTCGGCTGCAACCTCGTCGCCGTCGTCGGCATCGATGTCACCCAGCTTCTCCTTGCGCAGCTTGTCGAAGCGCTGAGTATCGAAATCGAACCAGTACAGGCGGGAGCGATACTCCAGCCAGAAGTCGTTACGGCCGTCGTGCTCGAACATCAACAGGCCTTTGTCCACTGCCGAGCGGGCCACCAGCAGATCGCCCTGGTAGCGCGCTTCCTTGACGTCGTTGTCCCACTGCTTGGGGTCGTCGGACGCGATGGCGCGCAGATGCAGGTCGTTCCAGTCTGTTTTCTTGCTATCGCGCTGGACGATCTGCGCGGCTCGGGAATTGAAGCCCAGCCCCTGGGCGCGCTTGATGTGCTTGTGCGTGTAGGCACGGGCGCCTGGCTCGTTGTCCAGTGCCCAGACGAGCGTCGGAAGATCGGCCATGCGTGCCTTGGCCAGCTCACGCAGCGATTCTTCTGGGAATGCGTTGGAAGACATGGCCGATACCGCGCACACGCCGTGCTGCAGGAGCGCGATCGCATCAAAGATGCCCTCTACGATCCAGACCTCGCGCGCGGTCTGCATGGCTGTCAGCGCGGCAGGCGCCGCCCACCACACACCCGCATAACTCTGGCCTGGCGCAAAGCGCGCCTTCTGCTTGCCGAAGCGGTGCGGACGATCGATTAGCCGTTCCCACCAGCCGCCCTTGACCAGCGGAAAGCGCACGGTCGCAGTGCCGGCGCTGATCTTTCGATCGTAGTGGCTGTCCTGGCTGTAGAGGCCCTTGAGCGGCGCCAGATCGAAGCCGCGCGAGAACTGCAGGTAAGCATCGGCTGCAGCATTGGGAGCCGCAGGCGTTGGCTGGAAGCGCTTGGACCAGTCGTCGAACAGGTCGTCGTACAGATCCTTGACGTGCAGTTCGCGCCCGCACTTGGATTGACGGCCGCACTTCACCACCCATGGCTTGAGATGGTTGGTGTAGAGCTCTTTCTTGCTGCACGACGGGCACTTGCCGCCGCGCATGTACTCGGTACCACTCCGGTGCTTGAGTCCGTAATCCCGTTCTAGTCGGGACAGCACCTGTTGCCGCAGATCCTCTTGCATCGAACTTCCTTAGACGCCGAGCTGGCGCTGAGGCGCGAGCGAAGCTGTAGCGTTGTCGATCACGACATAAGTGCCGCCGGCACGACGGTGCGCGTCAACGGCGGCTGCGAGCAGGCGTGCCTCTTCGTGCTTGGCGTGTGGCGCGATGCGCTGCGGCACATTGCTTGCCGCATCTACGAATCGCGGCTCCTGTGCGGTGAACCAGCTATTGGCGTGCATCACGAGCCGACCTCACTGTTTGCGAGTTGGAGATGGAACAAAACGGCGGCGGCATCGGTCAGCACGACAAGGCGCTCATTGGTGCTGTCAGACGTTGCAAGTCCTTCGCGCATGAGGGTGGCCACCACGACCGCACCGAAGCGCTGCGCGGTCTGCGCGGGCGCATTGCGGCCGATGTAGCCGTGCTCGGTCTTCACCAGGCCGCCGTGGATCAGCGCAACTTCCAGGCAAAGCTTCGCCGTGGGCGGCAATGCCGCCCAATAAAGGGTCTTTCGCATTAGGGGTGCCTCAGAGGTGAGGGAAGAACGGCTCGCCGCCTGCGGGAATCAGATCCAACTGGCGATCGCCCAGCGATTCGCGGTAGGCCTGTAGCGCTTGGGCGCGCTCATACGCCGGTGTCGGTGGAAGCTCGCTGTGTGAGGTGGGCACGCCGCTGGGGCTGGCAATACCTGTCAACTCCGAATGGCCCGTGTAAGTAGCACCACACATCGGGTTCTCGCACACATAGGAGTCATGTCGAAGGAACTTATGCGCGAGGAAACTGGTTCGTTTGATGAGCCGTGCGCTGCACGCCTCGCAGCGAAAAACGATTTTTTTCCGACCGAACATGCTCACCCCCTTGAGCTTTTGGCGGTTGGGATTTGTGTGGCACTATTGGGTGGTGCCTTGAGACCCAAAGCGATTGCTGCCTTGTGGGACTCGCCGTATTTGCCCTGAGAACGGCCACGGAGCAGGTCATGAACGACTGACCTGTCCACGCCGTTCTGCCTGGCGAATGCCGAGACCGTGATGCCATTCGCTTCAAGCCACTGTCGCGCCTGTTCCGGGCTGCGGGGCGTGAACTGCTGCATTTGACTCTTACGGGGCATGTGGCGGTTCCGTTTATCTTTGGGAATTTTGTGGACTTAACTCAACATTGTCAAGTAAGGAAATGCCTTAATGACCGTAGGGAAACGCCTGAAGGATGAGCGCAAGCGGCTTGGCCTAACGCAGGACGAGATGGCTGTGCAACTTGGCCTCACGCGCTACGCGCAATTGAACTTTGAGAAAGACATCAACCTGCCCGGCGGAGCGTATCTACTGGCCGCGCTAGACCGTGGCGTTGATGTCATGTACGTGCTGTCTGGACATCGGGCGCAGTTGGATCCCGCCGACAGGCGTCTACTGTCTGCGTTCAAAGATGCGTCACCGGCTGCTCGCAACGCTGTGCTTGCTGCATTGGGCTTGGTAAGCGATGCCTCGTCTTCCAAGACTGGGGCCGGCCCGGTTGTGTCGTTCAACAACAGCGAAGTCGGCTCGGTGATTTCTACAACCGCATCGATCGATCAGAGCAACATGCAGATCATTGTTGGCGGACGTAAAAAAAAGAAGTCCTGATCGAGTTACAGATAGGACAGCTGGTCCTCGCAAAAGAGTGCGTTATCGGCAACCAGCGGCAGACGTTTAATAACTGATGTTGCAAAGCAAAACGGCGGTCATAAAAAAAGCCGGCGGATGGCCGCCGGCTGATCAGCAATCATCCAGGCACGGAACTTATTGTGCTGTTCTGGGGGAATATGCGCATTGACGTACCTGTTCGTAGGCCACGGTGGGAATGACCACGTCGAATTGATTGGAGGTCGGGACTAGCGTCGAGGGCTCCGAAGAGCGCAGTAGGAACGCGTCACCGCCTCCCTCTTTTCGGAACCAGCCAATGTGCATTCCCGGCAGGCTGGTGCCGAACTTGCGCAGGGGGAAGCGAATGGACGTTGCATCCAATGCTTCGTCCCAACGCAGCGCGCTCAACGGCACGATCACCCTTTCCGTCCCAACGCGCAGCGTAAGGCTGTCGTCACCGACAGTAACGTGAGTGCTACGTGCCTGCCAGATGAAGAACGACGCAGCTCCAATGTTGACTAAGAAAACCGCTGCCAGAGCGGCCTTTTTCGACGGAGTTGGCGCTTTGCCAGCGTAGAGCATATACGCCACGAGCCCCATGACGAGCACGAACGGGCCGAAGATCGCAAGATATGTCTTGCCATCGGCCAAGTGCAATGGGATATCGCAATTCATGTCTAAATTTCTCCTATGCTGCAATCGTGCGCATGCCGTATTCATACACAGCATCGACGATAGTGGGAAACGCGTGTTCCTCATACGAAATCAGGCCCACCTGCTGCATGGCGCGCAGGAACGCCGCCACTTCGTTTCGGATGACCAACTTCGCGTGCTCCGAATACAACTCAGGAGCGCCCAGCATGGCAGCAGCGCGCTGCGCAACGCTGCAACTTTCGCAGATCTCCGGATCAAGGCGACTCATCTGCCCGGTGAACGCCGACATCGCCGCCACTTGATCCATGGGTCTCTGGCCAGTCACCGACACGCTGCTGACGAATGTAATAGCAGTGAATAGGACAGCTACGGCGTGTACACCCACCGCCGTCTCTACTGCTGCCACAACTACCACGAACGCCCCAGCGACCGCCTGACCTGGTGCTACACGCACTAACTCGGCGATGTTGCCGATTGCGGCCAAGTCAGCCGCCGACGGCGGAGCGCTGCCAGTTGAAACGAACTTCTGAACGATGTCGCCCGTTAGTGGTGAATCCGGGGCCAGCCCCAACGATTCCTTGATGATGCCAAGGTTCGTGGACAGAACCTTAGCCATCTGTTGGGTAAGCGCATCCGGCTTTGGCCTATCCAGCGCGCCGGAAACATGAAGATAGCTGAGCAGCGATGCATAGTCCTTTTTGTGGACTGCGCTCTGGACTTCTGGAGCTGAAAGCGCAACGAGCAGGGATAGAGTTGGCGCGTCAAGCGCTCGGGCGTCGTACCCAACCGTGGCCAGAAATTTCTGTGGATCCGAGTTGAACACCCCGCGCTGCGCCGGGTCGGAAAACATTTGAACCACTGCGGCGGACAAGCGCGACCAACGGTCCCATCCTTCTGCGGGCATGCCTCCCCGCGACAGCGGAAGCAGCATCTTGGTAACCGTTACGTTGGCCGTGCCACCGGTCAGGCTTGCGGGCTCGCCAAACACCCGTGCTGTGCCTTCGATCGCTGCCGCGCCCACGGGCGCAGCAGCAGCGGCACCGGCCACAAGACTTGATTGAATGAACTTCCGTCGCTTCACCGTCCACACTCCTTTCGTTCGACAAGTTGATCGATAGCCGAGGTGAGCGCGTAGCGGCTCATCACCTCTGGAACGAATTGCTCGTAAGTAGCAGCAATTCGCTCGCGAATCTCGGGGTTCTTGTGCAGCACGGCGCAGTCCTGGCAGATGTGTACAGAATCGGACAGCAATTCATCAGCGCGCTCATCGCCCATGACCTTGCGCACGATTTCCCCCGGGCCGTCCATGCGCAGCCAGTATTTGAGGAAGTCATCACGCTGGCGTAGATATGTGTCGGAAACACCTTCATCCATTGTCCCCAACTTCATTTCGGGAATGTGCTCCAACGTGAGCCCACAGCACGCCGAGACCTCGCCGTACGGAGTGACGACAATGTTGCTGTGGATCTGTTCGCATGGCGTGGCACGTCGTCCCGTTGTAAGCGCGTGGTCTCGCTCCTCACCAGTGTCCTTGAACGACATCCAACTATTCGACTGGACAATCACACCCCTTGATCGGAGGGACTTCATGGTTGGGTCTTTCATGAGCGCTGCCAGTTTCGCGCTGTCTGCGGTATCCGCTTCGACCGTCACCAATGTAAGTACACCAGCATGAAATGCCGCCTCCACTGCGTTGACGACTGATTCCTGTGGAACCCATTCTTGGTGGTCCTTGCCGGTGCTGATGTTTAACTCGCACAAGCCTGCGCCGGCTAACTTGTCAGCCAAGCGCTTGGCCGTAGCCTTCGTTTTTCCCCAAGAGCCATTAGAGACGATACGCGTGACCAAACCCAGAGAAGTGGCCTCCGCGATGACGGCAACAAGGTCATCTTTCAGCAAGGTCGCTTCGCCGCCTGTGAACACCACAACACGCAGCGACTTGAAGCGATTTTTTACATCGTGAAGTGCCCGAATCATCTCGTCGCGACCAAGCCGTCCTTTGACCTTGGGGCTGCTTTCAAAACAGCACTGCGTGCAGGCTGCAGTGCATCGGTAAGTGGTGATGAAAGTAAGGGTCTTCGGCAACAACGTTGTGCACAGATCCATCTGGATTCTCCGATTATTTCCCCGGTCGGGCTGTCCGCATAGTTCTTTTCATTTAGCGGCGCAGGTTCAGTCCATCGACTCCGACAGGGAACGACATGTGACCAAAATCCCTATTTTCAGCAGATTTTAGAGGTTCTGGCGCGTTTCTCATTGCGATCTGGTCGTCACTCTCCTGGTCGCCTGACGTCGATGTTCAAGGCTAAACGGCCTTCGTCTAGCTGACCATCAGAGAATTCCTACATGTGCTGCGAGAGATAGGTCGATGTGAAAGGGAACTGGACCGTGAAGAATTTGCCCATTGAAGCAACGATGCTTGCATGGCCAACGCACGTTGGTGGGTACTTGCTGACTGCACATGCCAGTGCTGTCGGAGCATTGTTTCTGCCGGGAATTCCTATCTGCATCAGGTGTCTATGCATACACCCAGGCTGCTGCGTATGCGAACGTCAATATGCATTGTGCGCAGAGTTGTCGGATGATCCACTGCTAATTTTTCAGGTCCACAGCAGGACATGCTCTTTAGGCAGAGGTACACGAAAGCTCAATGCGTATTCTCCAACTCAAGCGAAGTGGTGAAACCGCTTGAGCCGTTGATGGCGTGGGTGGTCTTTGCAATCAGCCAGCGTTGCCCATCAATGTCCGGCTTGAAGCCGCTCATCGTGACGATTTGCTCTGGGAACAGATCCGCCCGCCCGATCGCCAGCGTGTAGTCGAACTTCGCCACTCCGCGCTTCACCCGTTCCAGCTCCGCGTGCGCATGCTGGCGTGCCGTGGCCTCGTCTGCATATGACTCGCGCAGGCGCTTTGCATTGTCGTCAGTGCCCACCAGCACCGACTGCCGCCGCGCCTTGCCTTTGTCCACCCAGTACGCGCGCACGCCGGTGTAGGCATCACGGTCGGCGACTGAGTAACGGTGCTGGTCGCCGTCGCGTCGCGTCAGGGTGACGGTGGGCAACGACTTGCCGGTCGCCGTGGTGCCGGCGCCGATCGGCGCAAACACCAACGCACCACCCTTCACCGTTGCCACCGCGTCGAAGCGCTGCCCCAGGCGGGTGAGCAGATTCATGTCGCTCTCGTTGGCCTGGTCGAGATGGGGCAGCTTTGTGCGCGCTAGCACTTCGGCCACGCGCGGCGTCAGTCGATGCTCGCCGGCGAGAGTGTTGAGCACTGCACCCAACGTGGTGTTGTGCCAGCTGCGCTCGCGTCGCGTGCGCATATCTGCAGTCAGATCCGCACTGCGCGCGCGCACCGTGATGATGTCCGGCGCGCCGCTGTACTCCACCTCGTCCACGATGAAGGTGCCTTTGTCGATCAGGCCGGTGGCTTTCCAGCCCAGGGCCACAGACAGGCGCACGCCGCGCTTGGGTAATGCCATCTTGCAGTCATGGTCATGGATTCGCAGGTCCAGCTGATCCGCTTCGCCGCCACGGCACTCGGTGAGGGTGAGATCAAGCAAGCGCGGTGCGATGCGCTCGGTGAGGTCGGTGCCATCGAGCACCACGCGCCACTGCGGGATCGGGTAGCTCATGCGGCGGTCGCCTCTGGCGTGATGTCGTCTGCGCGGCGCAGGCTCAGCTGGAACTCGATCCGTCGCGGTGTGCCGTCCTCGAAGAACAGTGAGGCGGTCTCGTTGATCGACAGCAGCAGATACGGCCCGTAGACCACGCCTGCGCCATCCACCAGCGGTAGCGGTTCGCCATCGGCTGCAAGCTGGCGCAGCGTGTTCAGAGACACGCGGGTGCCAGTGAGTTCGGGAGCAATCAGACCGGACAGGTCGATGCTGTCATCGCCCGGACCCAAGAACTGGCTGGCCGCTCGCGCACCGACGCGCTCGCTGGTGGGGTGGCGCCAACTCATTTGCCGCTGCAGCTGCAGGAACGCCGCGCTGTCGAGCGAAAACACGAAGGTGCCGTAGGACATCATCATCAGTTGGATCCTCAGTCGTCGCGCAGGCTGGAGCGGCGGGTGGCCGCCGTGCGCCGTTCGCGCTCTTCGATCTGGCGGGTGACTTCGCGCGCCAGTGCGGTGGTATACATGCCCGGTGCGGCATGGACGTGGATGACGTAGCTGTTGGCGCCTGCAGGCGCGCTGGCGGCGCGCGTAGGGGCCGACAGCGGCGCACGGCTGTCGATCGCCGCCACAGGCGCTGTGGCCGTTGCCAGGGCCAGGCCGGCGCCCACGGCACGCATCCGGTTGCCAAGCGCCCTGGCCGCGCTGCAGGCCCACGGTGAGGCCTTGCATGGTGAAGTCGCCCAGCTGGGCAAACACGCGCGAGGGGCTGTGGATGCCCAGCAGGCCCTTGAAGCGATCGACCACACCGGTGCCGACGCTGGCGATCGCATTGCTGGCGGCGCCGAGCTTGGAGCGGATGCCTTGAACAAGGCCGCTGATCATGTCCGCGCCGGCCTGCAGCATCCTGGCCGGCCAGTTGGCCAGCTGCAGGTTGATGCCGGCCCACAGCTGCAGCAGTCCCTGGCGGATGCGATCGCCGTTGCCGGTGAACACACCCACGATCAGCGACCAGGTGCCCTGGACGGTTTGCCACACGCCGCCGAGGATCTGCTTAATGACCGGCAGCACGAACACAAACGCCCGCACCAGCCAGCCGATCGCCTTGACGGCCAGCTGCAGCTGGGTGACCAGCACCGCGCCAATGATCTGCCCGAAGCCGCGACCGGCCTGAGTTGCACCGTGCAACTGCGCGGTGGTGGCCTCGAACGGCGTCAGCAACTGCTTGACCCACCCCCAGGCCTGGCCCATCGCAGCTGCCACGGTGTCCCACACCGGCGCCAGTGGCGCGAGTGCGGCCTGCAGCTCTGCCAGCACCGGCGCGGCCACATCGACGATGCCTTGCCAGACGCCAATGGCGAAGGCCTTGATCGGCCCCCAGTACTTCCACACCAGCAGTGCCACGGCAGCGACGGCCGCGCCGATTGCCAGCACCGGCAAGCTGACGCCGCCGAGCAATGGCAGCAGCAGGCGCGCGCCGTTGGCGAGCATGGGCAGCACGCGGCCGCCGAACGACAGCACCTGACGAATGAGCACGCCGAACCCCTCGCCGCCCGACAGCAGCGCGACGGCGCCGTGGATCTGCGAGAACGCCATCGCGGCGACGCCGCCGGCCACCAGCAGCCCGCCCAAGACGGTCACCAGCGCGGCAGCGCCGATCGCTACCTTGGCGATCGCACCGACCAGGGCTGGGTTGGCGCGGATCCACGTTGTGACCTGGCCGACCACGGTGGCGGTGCGCTCGGTCAGTTCCTTGAATTGCGGCAGCAGGGTCTGGCCGATCGACTGGGACACCACCACGGCGGTGTTCTTCAGCAGCTGCAGCGAGTTGGCGGAGGTGGCCACCCGCGATGCGTACTCGGCCGACATCGAGCCGCCGTAGCGCTGCGCGTCGGCGACCTTGGCGAAGTTGCCCTGCAGGAGCTCCAGATTTGTCAGCAGCGGTGCGATCGCGCCGATCGACTCGCGCCCGAACAGCTGCGTCATGGTCGCGGCCTGCTCGGCTTTGGGCAGTGCGCGCAGCTTCTGCAGCACGGACATGATTGCCCCGCCGGCGTCCTTCTGCATCACCTGGGCCATGGTCGTGGCCTTGATGCCCAGCTTGTCGAAGGCCTCGCGCTGGCTCTTGGTGGCCGACTCGCCCGAGGCCAGGGTGAGCAGCATGTTCTTGATGCCGGTGGCCGAGACTTCCGACTCGATGCCCATGCCGGCGACGGTGGCGCCCAGGGCCGCCAGGGGCCCGCTCTGCAGGCCGGCGACTTCGCCCAGGGCACCGATGCGGTTCACCACCGCGCTGATCTTGTTGACGCTCGCCGGGCCGGTGTTGCCGAGGTAGTTGATCTTGTCAGCCAGCACGACCACCTCGGCCTGGCCCATGCGAAACGCCGTGCGCCAGGTCGCCATCGTCTGGCCGGCTTCCTCTGCGCTGCTGTCGAATGCCACGCCCATCTTCGCCGCGTCCTCAGCGAAGCGGACCAGCTCCTGGCGCGGGATGGATGCTTGGCCTGCGGCCGCGACGATTTTGGCGATGTCGGCAGGCAGCATCGGCAGGCGCATGGAGAGGTTCTCCACATCGCGGCCCATCTGGGCGAACTGCTGCGGCGTCTTGAAGTCCACGACCTTGCGCACGTCGGCCATGGCCGACTCGAACTCCATCGCATCGCTGATCGGCAACGCGGTGGCACCCAGTGCGCGCTGGCCGGCGAACGCCATGCCGGCGCCGTAGGCGCTCGCTTGCAAGCCGGCGTTCTGGATGCGGGCGCTGCGACGTTGCGCAGCGTCGATCGCAGCCAAGCGCTGCTGCTGGGCGCGCATGGCGGTGTTGGTGCTCTCAATCTCGCTGCGCAAGCGGCGCTCGTGCGTGACCAGGTCGCGCGTGCTGATCCCGGCCGTCTCCAGCCGGCCGCGCAGCCGCTGCAGGCCGGCCTCCTGCGCGCCGTGTGCGGTCTTGAGTTCCCGTGCGGTGCGCACGGCACGCTCGAACTCGGCATTCATGGCAGCGGTGGGCGTGCCGGTGGCCTTGATCTGTTGGGCAAGCGTGCGCACAGATTGCCGCTGCGCATCGAGCGCGGCCTTGGCGCGCTGCGCCATAGCCACCTGCTCGCGGTAGGCGCCGATGTCGCGGTGTTGGCTGTTGAGCTGGCGCAGCGCATCACGCTGGTTGCGCAGCGCCGTGGCAACGCCACGGCTGCCATTGAGCACGCGGCGGAACGGGCCGGTGGCGCGATCGACTGCGGCCAGGATGACCTGCAGGCGCAGATTGTCAGAGGCCGCCATTTAAGCGGCCTCGGGATTCGGGTGGGGCATCATTCGGCTCCGCTTCGCAGGCGGGCACGCTCGCGCCACGCCGTGAGTTCGTGCAGTGACCAGCGGTCCATTTCAGACGGCGGCCAATGGAAGATGGCCGCGATGTCGGCCATCGCATCCTCTACGCAGTCGGGAAGTCCGCTTCCCTCTGTGCCTTGGGCAAGAAAAAAACCTGCACCTCCTGGCCCACGGCCAGCAGGTCGGCCGGATCCATCGCGTTGACGTCGGCGGTGGTCAACGTGGGCGAGGAAATGCGCGGCAGCAGCGTTGCCAGTGCGGTGACATCCAGCTGCAGCACGTCGGTGAGCTTGAGGCCGCGCAGCTCGCCGGCCCCGGGCTTGCGCACGTTGATCTGGGTGATGGTCTGCTCGCCGCGCACGATGGGCTGGTCGAGGGGAACGGCTGGGGAAAAGGTCGGGGTCATCGGTAGGTCTCAGGTCTGAGGCCTGGCGGCACCAGGCCGGAAGGGTCAGGCGCCGATAGCGCGGCGATGCGGGGCGAGCAGGTCCACGCCGTTGACGATCTCGATCATGTTCATCAGATCGATCTCGATCACGGTGGAGCCATTGATCATCAGCTTGTAATAGCTGGCGGAGGTCTTGACGGAGAACTCGGTGTCGTCGCCGGACTTGCCGGTACCGGGATCAATCTCTTTGTGACGGCCGCGCACGACAAATTCGACGGCATCCACCGCGCCGCTGTCGTCGCGCTGGTAGGCGCCGGCAAAGCGCAGCTGCACGGCGTTGTGCGTAATGGCGCCGTACTGATTCAGCACGCTGCGCATCATGCCGCCGCACTTCCATTCGAGCTCGATCTTCTCCTGGCCGAAGTCGATGTCGACCGGGCCATTCATACCGCCGCCGCGATACTCCTCCATCTTGCGGGACAGCGTGGGCAGCTTCACTTCGACCACCTGGCCGAGATAGCTCTCACCGTTGTTGAACAGGTTGAGCGCTTTGAGTTTCTTGGGCAAAGCCATGGGTTTCTCCGGAAATCTAAGGCGGGTGCGTTACGCGTTGACGCGTTCGGCGAAGTCGGCCAGGTAGCTGGTGGTGATCTTCTGGTACAGCTGCAGGTTCTCCAGCGGCGGCACCGGCGTGTAGTCGTAGTCAATGCGCAGCGCGCCATCGGCCAGCGTGGTGGCGCTGTTGACGGTGCCGTCGAACCAGGCGTTGGCATCGATCAGATAGCCGGACGACTTGAGGTCGCGGAACTTGGCGTTGATCGTTTCCAACAGGTCTTTGACCAGCGAGGGATGCATCGGCTTGTCGACGTAGAAAGCCACGCCCTCGGCGATGGTGTCGGCCAGGATCTGTGCGGTGCGCGTGGCCGTCTCGAACGCGAACATGCTGTCTTCGGCGCACGTGCGCGAGCCCCAGAAGCGCTGGCCGTTGAAGGTGATCAGCGTGGTGATGTCGCCCTCGTTGAGCACGCCGGCATCGGTGGCCGGATCCTGCAGATCCCAATGCACATCCTTGGAGATGCCGGTGACGCCGGCCACGGGCACGTTGGACAGGCTCTTGTGCCAGCCCTGTTCGGTGTCGATCTTGGCGCGCAGACCGAGCGCACGCGCGGTGGCATATGCGGCGGTCGTGGTGCTGGTGGTGGTATCGAACGCCAGGAAGTCCGGCCAGATCAGCATCAGCTCGCGGTCGCTGAACTGGCCGCGGTAGGTGACTGCCTCGGCGACGGTTTCGGCGACCGGCCGCACATAGGCCATGGCGCGCAGCTTCTTGGCGATGGTCGCCAGCGCCTTGGCCACCGGCAGCGTGTCCAGGCCAGGTGCGCCCAGGATGCGCGGCCGCACGCCCAGCTGTGCCTGCGCGGCGAGCAAGGCATACAGGCCGGTGTAGCCGCTGGACTTGGCCTCGCCGATGACGTTGCTGGACGTCTTGGCTGCATCTTCGCCGTCTGCCACACGCACGACGATGGTCACCTGGTTGGTCTGGTCGGCAATGCCCTGCAGCGTGGCGCGCAAGGTGCCCTTGGTGCCGGCGCTGGCGACCGCACCGAGCACGTCGGTGATCAGCACCGCCTTGTTGAGCGGGAAGATGGTCTCGTCCGCATCGGCGGCCGTGGCGACCAGGCCGACGACAGCAGTGGAGACGGTGCGGATGGTGCGCGTGCCCGCGCTGACTTCGATGACTTCGATGACGCGGACGCCGTGGTGGTAGGCAGTAGACATAGGTTCCTCGATCAGGACGAGCGGAAGCGGAGCGGGATGGTCATGCGCGAGCGCGCATTGGCGGGGGCAACGTCGGTGCGTTCGCCTTCGATCGTCAGCACGAAGCGGCCAGGCGCATCGCCGACGACCAGGTCGACACGGGTCAGGCGCAGGCGCGGCTCCCAGCGCATCAATGCGGTGGCCGTAGCGCCGTAGAGCAGCGTGCGGGTGGCGCCGTTGAATGGCTGGTCGATCAGCTCGGGCAGTAGCGAGCCGAAGTCGCGGCGCTGCTCGCGCGTGCCGATAGGCGTGGTGAGGATGCAGGCGATCGACTGGGCCAAGTGCTGCTCGCCCTCGATACACAGACCAGTTGTCATATCAATTCCAACCACTTCGATATCCTTTGACTAGTTGAGATGGGGAATTTTTTTTCAGAATTCTGGTGCATTTGGCTGCTTTGAATATGTCACCATCGATTTACTTATTGTTGATCTGCAAATACAAATTCGACCTGTGGATAAATTATTTACGTAAACGGCTAACGGTTGATTGGACACTACAGCCATTGATTGGGAATGCTTCGCTACGGCGTTCTTCGATTCGGGATCCAGGACTTGTTATCGTTTTTTTTTTGCTAAATTCAAATTCTCAATCTAGCAAGAGATTCTGCTATCCCGTCAATCGATCTGGCTCCTCAAGTTCAGTAGTTCGCGAATGGTCACCTCTGTGCGATATCCATGATGACCGCCTGCAAGAAATCACAGGAAATTTTTCACCTGATCCGGTTGCCGTTTCCCGTAAGACCTTTGAGGCGATGGGGCTGGCAAGCAGGGTTGTGAAGAAAACAGGTTATAAGACGTTCCCTGATGGCCCTGGAAATCAAGAGGCAGCAATATGCATGAGCGGCGGTCGTAGCTGGACTCGTATGAAATTAGCCCGTGACATGATTAATGGAGGGCATTGCTCTGACGAATTTGAGGAGCTGAAAACAGTTAAAGAGTTTGGCGGAGGCAGCTGTGGGGAACATCGACGATTGAGTGCAGCTGAACTACGTAGCATGCCTCGAAAAATGCCAGTAATTCAGGTTAGGGATAGTGGGCAGGATCACAATTACGTGATAATCGGAGACTGGCGCGATAGAACGGTAGGTGACCATGCAGTCGTGGTTGATCCGTGGCCAATGCTGAAGAAGGTTCATACTTATGGAGAGAGACTAGAAAGCTCCACTCCAATCCCCTTGATGTCTTATCCTCCAGGCCCAGCAGAGCCAAACCCCTCGCTTAGTGAAGCGCTTGCGGCAGAACCTGCAGAGAATTCAAAGATGGATCGCTTCACCAAAATGAGGACGAAATCTCCGGCGGGTCCACAGGCTGCTTCAGCACTGGTTCGTGGATTAAGAGAAAATAATAGTTGCTGGGACTCAGCCTCTAGCACGAACAATCTTCATCAAGTCTATGTGAGTCCAGATGGCGATTGGTCTGCTTTTAACGATGCTCCAACGGACTACGTGAATGATTATTTAGACGCAAAGGATTTCTTAAAAAGCATCTAAAAGTGGTTAAAAAATTTACAGAGCATTCGTCAGGTGGGTGTGGACGGCACGGAGGGACGGAAGTCTAAGATTGGTACATGCCGTTCCGAGTACCGGTCGTGCTCGCCTGACGACTGCACAGTAGTTTTGTTAGCCACTCTAAGGTTAATCTTGAGTACATTGGCCTATTGCTCCGGGCCGCCGCTGAGCGCGCGACCGGCGGTCACGCCGGTGGTCTTGTGGTGCTTGAGGCTGATCCCGCCGCCGAGCACGTCGGTGGTTGCCGTCGCGGTACCGGTGATGGTGGCATCACCATTGAGCATCGTTTCGCCGTTGACCGTCAGCGGGCCGTTGAGCGTGATGCCGCCATCGGCGGTAATGGTCGCGGTGCCGCCGCTGGGCAATGTCGCCTGCAGCGCGTGCGCCTCGGTGTCGTAATGGATCTGCGCGCCATCGGCAAAGCGCAGCACGTGGAGCGTGTCGGACGCGGCAGGCGCTGCGAATTGGTCGGAGTACAGGCCCCGTAGCACCACGCCATCGGCCAGGTCGCCAGCCGGCGAGAGCACTACGACTTGCTCGCCGATCGCCGGCGCCGACCAGATGATGGTGGTGCCGGCCAGGGTGACCACCCAGGGCAGATAGTCGGTCAGCATCTCGCCGACCTGTACGCGGCATCGCGCGGTGGCGAGATTCACCTCGGCAACGGTACCGAGGCGAATGGCGTTACTCAGTGCGGAGGATGCGTTGCCCATGCAGTCATGGTCGTCGCGCGCGTGCAGGATGACACTGCAGTTGTGCTGTAGCTGCGTGATCTACGCAGCGCAGCGGTGCTACAAATTCGCAGGTGATTCCGGTGCGATCAACTCGCGCTGGGTGCGACGTCCCCCCGCCCTGAGTAGCGGCCTGGTTTAGAGTCCGGGGTTGNCAATCTCCTCGGGGTAGGGAATTGGACTCCAAACTGAGGCGCTACTCAAAATTGGGGGGACGTCGGGTGAACTGCGCGTCGAAGTAGTACAGCCCGTCGCGGCGATTGAAGTACATGCCAGGCTCGCACACGGTCTTGTCTTGGAGTGCGCGGAACTCGAAGCCGTCAATGGTGAAGCTGCTATCGGAAACGATGACGTTGACCACCACGTCGGCCCCGGTTTGAATCATTGCGTAACGTCCAATCGTCATCTCAACACCACTCAATGAAAACAAAGCCGGGGCACCCGGTGGAACCATCCTTGCCAAACGTGCTTGCCGTGGAGCCATTGGACACGCCGCCCCCACCTCCACCGCCAGCACCAAAGCCATAGCCTTTACGACTGGCCGATGTCGTTTCGCCTGCACTACGGCCGCCCGGCCCGCCGCCGCCGAATGCACAGGAGCCACCGGTACCTGCCGGGCCATAGGGTGCGTTGACTGAGATCGATGCCGAATCGCCGCCGGCTGGGTAGCCGTCTCCACCGGTTGCACCGCCGACCTGCGTTGCACCAACGAGACCGCCGCCGCCACCCTGACCTGCAGCCAGGGTGATGAGATTGCCGATGACGGTTGCCCCGCCGGCACTGCCGGCTACGCCGTTTGTCCCGTCCGTCCTTGAGCCTGCGCCAGCGGATCCACCGGCTCCGATTACGATTGGGACAGTGGCGCCAGGCGCGACCGCGAAGCGCACGCGCTGAATCGATTGCCCAGCGCCACCACCGCCGCCACCGGTCGCGGTGTAGGTGCCCGACCCGAGGACTTTCTCGGCACGCGTTGCACCGCCACCACCGCCACCACCGCCGGCACAAGCGCTGACGTAAATCGCCGTTACCCCTGCCGGAACGACAAAGGTGCCGGAAGCCTCGAAGCGCGCACAGCCACTGCGGCTGTCGATCGCTGCTTTCAACGAGTCTGCTGTGACGGCCCGTTGGGCATCGACACCTGCAATGGCCTCTGCGCGTGTGGTGAGTTCGACGATGCCTTCTTTCTCGATCGTCGCGGCCGGGTTGGTGAAGTTGGCGTTGCCGAACGTCACCGAAGACACGGTGACCCCAGAAAACAGAATGTCGGCCGACATCAGTAGGTCCGAGGCGGCGGCCTTTTCCATGATCAGCTCGGGCTGGGAATAGCTGCCCAGCAACGTGCCGTTCTCCAGATACAGCCCAAAACCGCGCACCTCATAGGTGCCCCGGCTCGTGTCGCTGACGGTGACATGGATGGTGGTGGACGACGTGGTGCCGCCTGAGATGCTGGAGAGCGACAGGTGCTGACCTGGGACTGTCTTCAGGTCTTCGGTTGCAGCGAACGCCGTCGCGGTGAAACCGATGCTGGTCACCTTGACGGCGTTGGTGCCGTTCTTCTCGGCGTTGATCAGCGCTGCACGACCTGCGGTGGTGAGAACCAGTTGTAATGCCATGGCTTATCCCTGCGCCGTCATCGACAGACGGCGGTAGTTGATGATGCGAATACCAGTCACCAGCGAGACGTTGCCGGTGGCGTGCAGCCCCTGCACGAAGCCGAAGTGCGAGCGAACGGGTTTGGTGCGCTCCACCTCGGCGATGACCTCATCGACAAATCGAGCGCTCGCAGCTCGCCCATCGGATCCGTTGAGCGTGAGCGTCAGCTCGAAGGTGTGCGGCTGGCCGCGCGGCTGCTGCTGCCACCACTCGCGGATGGTCACGGCACCCCCGAACGAGGCCACCACCATGCGCACGCTGTTGGCGGTGCCCTTGCGGCGTTGGATTGCCATAGCGCTACGCAGGCGCGAGCGCTTGACCGCATCGCTCCAGTCGGCCTTCCAGTCATCGACTGAGAGCGTCCATGCCAGCCACGGCAGATGGCCGGCCGGGCATGTGTCCGGATTCCACAGTTCTGGATATGGCAGCGGGATTGCTTCCAGGCGCTCGGTGACGGCAGCCAGGGCGCGTTCCATTGGCGTGGCGTTGGGCGGCAGCGGGGAGTTACTCATCGATGCCGGCGTGCACGATGTCGATCGCGGTGCAGTACGCAGCCTGCGTGCGGCTGATCCGGATGTCGGCTGCCGGTGAGTCCAGCTCCACGCGCTGCACGCCATCGGCGAATAGCTTTGCCTTGATGGCCGATTCGGGCACATCGCGGCCGATGCGGTGTGCCTCGTCCAGATACGCCTGCAGGCTGCGCATCGCCTCGCGCATGACCACCGCCGAGTCCGGGCCAGCGTAGGTGTAGACGCGCCCACGAATGGCGTACGGGACGATCTGGGCGCTCTGGACCGTGACATTGTCGGTCAGCGGGCGCACGTCATCGTTGGTGAGGATCGCAGCAACTTCGTTCAGCAACGCCTGGGGAGCCTGGCCGTCGCCTGTGCGCGACTGGACCGTGACCAGGACTTGGCCAGGCGCTGGGCTGGTGGCACTGGCGTCCATGACATCGGCCGCCGCGCTGAGCGCGTGATAGATGTAGGCGCCCTCGGGGCCAGCGACGCTGAAGCCCTCCGGCGCCAGCTGGATCCTGCGGCGGAAGTCAACGTCCGACTCTAAGGTCGGTGCAATGCCGTTCTCCGGTTGCCCCGGATCGAGCACCAGGCGTGCGACGCCAAACAATGCGCCCAGGTGATCGAGGTTGGTGCCGGTGGCGAAGGCCAGCATGGTCTGCTGCGCCTTGTCGTTGGCGCGCTGGCGGATCAGCAGCTCGCGGGCGGCGAACAGCTGCAGGAGCTTGTAGACCGGATCCGATTCAGTGAGTGCAGAGAATTCCGGCATGAGCCGGCGAAATTGAGTCAGTGCGTCGGCGAAGATCGCTTCAAAGTCCAGAGCTTCAATGAGATCTGGAGCCTGTAGCTTGGATAGATCAACTGCTGTAAACGAGGCCATTTGTAATGCCGGTTTCTAATGTTCCTAGGTTATGCGGCTTTTGTCCCCTTTAAAGTCATACGACTTGTAAAATGCAATTTAACGCGACACGATTGCCTGATGAAATAATATTGACATAGGCCCAGGTGTGCAAAAGGCGTCGGCATTATTATCTTTTTTTAGCCTGCTTCAATGCCAGGTACTTATGGATTGACCAGAAAGTGGGTGTATGTTATATACCCGCTACAGGGGGAAATTTCCAAGGAGATTAGGATGAAAAATTTATTCAAAATTGCTTGTTTAAGCTTTAGCTTTATTTCATTTCATTCAACTGCTCAAGTGCGACATGTGACAACTGAGAGTGAAGAGACTAAAGCTTACTCAAAGAGTGCGATGATATCGACTGCTGAGGCGGCTAGGCGAATCAACATTCAAGAAAACTCGGAAAAAGATTTGGCCGCACTGACTCGCCGCTACAGCGGACGACTTGCGGGTGCCTATTGGGAAGAGACTCCTGAGTTTAGATTCGTTATCAGATTGAAGGGGGTCGAGAAAGCGTCTGCTGCAAAACTTTCAACATCCTTCGGCGAAGTGCCCGTGATTATAAGGCTCGGCGCTAGCAAGACTGCAGAAGAAGTGAGGCAAATAATCAGTAGCAACCAGGATGCCTTGTTTAAAAGCGTGCGCGGATTGCAAGGCAATTCCTACGATGAAAAAACAGGTCAAATAGTTTTGTATGTTTCTGTTCCAGAGTCGGAAAAAGCTAGTATAAGAGAGGAGGTTCCAGCTCTCGAGAAGGTGCTTGGCAATCCGGTGCGAATTGAGTTCCTGCCCGGCTCCTTACGGCAAGCGGCTTATCTACGTGGTGGAAATATACTTCAAGGCTCTGACGGGAGCCAATGTACTAGCGGATTCATGGTCAGGGAAACTGCGACAAAGACTTTAGGTGTATTAACGGCTGGCCACTGCCCAGATACTATGATTTATTATAATTGGGTTCCGGCAGGGCAGGCTGGACAGGTTGTTGCAATCTTGGATTTTAAAAAAGAGTTATACGATGGTGGTCACGATTTGCAGTGGCATAGTTTTCCGAGTATTGGCTACACGGCATCTTCATCAATAACTGGTTCGAATGTTTACTCGACAGGCATCAACGCTATCCAGAATTCGGGCGCCGCTACCGTTGGTCAGCGCCTTTGCCACCGCGGTGTAAATACGGGATTCTCTTGTGGGGTTGTTTCGGCTACAAGTTTTGGATTTCCTCCGAAGTCTTGTAATGGTCAAGATTGTGATAGTTCGGCGTACATGGCAATGGTCGGAGACGAATTGGCATGCTTCGGCGGTGACAGTGGCGGCCCTGTTTGGAGTGGATTTACTGCATATGGCATCGTCAAGTCCGCTGCTTTTTCAGGTGCTAATCCTGGGCAGTGCGGATTACTCGTATATATGCGGATCGGAAAAATTCTTGACGCTGGACTACGCCTCTTCTTATAGAATTTTCAATAATTTTTTCGATCGACATGGGATCATCACTCAGATAGTGCAGTGATTCGATCTATGATTATTTTTTTTACGAGATCGAAGTCTGTTGAGTTATAACCCAGCAGTACGCGCTTATCGTAGCGTATTGTTGGGCCCTCTCTTCGCACCCGTTCTTGCAGGCCCTCCTGGTGCACGCGTGCAATGCGCGAGACGCGTCCCACAAATCCAACGCTCACAGCGTTGGGGTTGGCGCTGACCTTGAAGTATTTAGCCTGGCGCAGCTTGGCAAACATCTTCGTGCGTTTGATTCGTCCAGACTTAGCGCGCAGCTGCTGCTTACGCGGTGCGTACAGTGTGCCATCTGGCGCTTGCTGCTTGCCGATGCGCTGACTCTGCGAGCGCCTCAGCTCCGTTCCAATTTTCCGGGCCAGCGTGCGGCGTTCACTGGGCTGCAGGCGAGCCAGCAACGGCGCGGCCCAGTTCTCCAGCGCCGTTAGCTCATCCATGTGGGATCGATCTGCGGCTCGGGCGCATGGGTGATGTCATAGCCGCCGCCATCCTTCGCCGTCACGACCACACGCTCGGTCAGCGGCAACTTGATCGACAGATCCACCGCATCGTTGGCGAGGATGTCGGCCTCGAAGGCGATGTCGCCACGGCGCGCTGGGTTGGACAGCAGTTCCGACTGATTGACCTGCACCCATTCCAGCAGCGGCAGCATCACGCTGTCCGGGTGGCCGGCGTAGTCGGTCACGATCAGGTTGAGCGTGTACTGGTACTCGAACGACAGCCCTGGCTGGAACGTGCTGACCAGACTGCCGGCGTCGATGAATACCAGCAGCCGGTCGGCATCGCGTGCCAGATCCGGCAAAGCCGCGACCAAATGCGCGCGCAGGCTGGCGGGCTTGATCATGGCGTCGCTGCCGGCAGATGCAGATCGATCCAGTCCTGCAGCGCGCTCAGCTGCGCGGCGGTGGCGTGGCAGCTGGTGTAGTTGTCGGCGACGGTACCGGTAATGCCAGAGAGCGTAATGCCGGCGGCCGGCGCATCAGGATCTCCGGTGGGCGGCCAGGCAGGGTTGCCCGAGGCGGCGGCGTCATGCAGCCGCACAAAGCCAGCAGGGATAGCGCAAGCAGCGTCTGCTTTCTGGGTGACATAGATCGGGATCTCGCGGGTGATGGTGGCGCCGGCTTCGCGCACGATCTGCACGCGGTCGACGTACTGCGTGACGACGGTGGTGGAGCTTTTGGCACTATCGCGTTCCGCTTCGGCCTGACGCTTTGCCTGCAGCGCGGCGTCGCGGTCTTTCTGCGCAGCGCCCACGCGGTGCTCTTGCCACACGCAGCCGCCAACGGGTGCGGTGATCAGCACCAGCAGGATGATCACGCGCGTGACCATCAGCTGACGCCCAGGATCTGCAGGGCACGCTGCGTGCGCGTGACGCGATCGCTGTGGCCTTCAGGCAAGCGCTTGGCGCGCACGTTGCCCAGGTTGATCTTGCGGCCCAGGCCGAGCACGTCGCCGGCATCGGCCAGCACATTGAGGCCGTTGTCGTGCCAGTACGCCGCCGCACCCAGTGCACTGGGCTCGATCTGCAGCAGCAGATCCGGCTGTTCTTCCACTGGCAAGCCGATCAGCACGCCGATGCGGCGGTAGTTGCCCCGGAAGGTGTGCTGCATCGGGCCACGGCCCCGGTGGCGATAACCATCGCCGCTGGCTTCGTTGCCATTGCCCAGGCGGTCGGCGTAGACGAAGTTGGCCAGGCCCTCCGGGTTGCGTAGAAACTTGGGCGCCTGGGCCGGCGTGATACGCGCGCCAAACACTTCCAGCAGCCGAGCGCTTGTGGTGTAGGTCAGGCCTTCTTCCATGCGCGACAGGCTCAGGCTTTCGTGGCCGACCTGGCCGAGCCAGTGCGCGGCGCGGCGCTTGGTGGTGATCCCAAAGCGGTTGGCGGCGGCAAGCAGTGGGCCGTGCCAGCGCTGAGCGCGTTGCGCCGAGCACTGCATGATCGAGGCGAGCTGGGTATCGGTGAACATCAATCGACCTTCAGGATGCGCGCCACATTGCCCTGGGCGCGGTAGGTGAGCACCGCCAGCACGATCAACGTGCCCAGGTGCCATGGACTGACTTGCGAGCCGGCGCCGGCCAGCAGAATGTGCAACGCCTGGCCGCCGGTGCTGGCGATCAGCAGCCACGCGCACCAGCCCGCGCCGCGTCGATGACGCGCATCGACGGGGCGGTGGTAGGTAAGCAGGCGGACGCAGATGGCGAGCGAGGCCATCAACGTCAGGACGGTGACCAGGCTATGCACTGGGCGGACCTCCACGACGTAGGAAGGAAAAGTCGAAGGACTTGCTCTTTTCGATCAGGCCGAGCGTGACGGTGATCGCGCACGCCGCACTCGCAAAAGCGGCCACGCCGCTCGACTTGATCGGCAACCAGCGCAGCAGCTCCGGCGCGAGCTGGTAGCCGGCGATCACGCTCACTGGAAAATAGATCAATCGCGCCAACAGCGGCTGCTTGGCGGCGGACACCACGAACAGCGCGCCGCCGGCGAAGGCGCCGATCAGCGCGTCGCCGTCGATGCCAGGCAGCACGGAGGCAAGGCCCACACCGGTGGCGATCAAAAAGCCGCTCGATACGGAGGTGGGTTCAGTCATCAGATCAGTCCCATAGCTGCACAAGCGGCGTCATCGCCGCTGTGGTGGTGGTTACCTCGGGCAACTCCACCGGCGTGCCATGCGGGAGCACGGCGCCCAGTTCGGCCAGGCCGGGATTGAGGAGATAGGTGCGCTCGACCAGGCCGGCCGTGCTGCCCAGGTGGCGCCAGCACAACAGGTCGACGGTGTCGCCTTGCATGGCATGCACGCGCATCAGATGAGCTCCACCGTGCTGCGCGGCAGGTTCTGCAGATCGCGCACGGCCCAGCGCTGGTCGCGGCGCAATTCGGTAATGCTGGGCGACAGGTCGTCAGCGCGCTGGTTGGCGCTGTCGGTCGCATCGAAGCTGCGGTAGCGCTCTGCCACCTCGACCGCTGTGGCGCACGCAACGGCGCGTTGGTACAGCTGCACGCGGCGCGAGACGCCATCGACGGTGGTGCTGGGCACATCGGCCAACGCGGCCCGGCCGGCGGCCTGCTGCGCCTGCGCCCATGTCTGCAACTCATCGTTCACCGCCAGCATGGCGGCGACGATGGCGTGGCGCAGGCGCGCATCGGTCACGGTGCCATCCAGGCGCATGCTCGCGCGCACGGCACCCGGTGCGATCGCCGGCCAGAACGGCGCATTGGCGATCGTATCGGGCGTGGCGCTGGTGGTGCCGGTGGCAGTGAATCCGCTCATGGATGGCTCGGAATAGATCGCCGGTGGTCGGGGCGTCACCGCAGCGATGCATTGCTGTGGATCAGCCCCGAGCCGGCGAGAGTTGCGGGGACGCTCGGTTATGCGCTGGTGCCCGCAGGCTCAACGCTGAACTTCTTCAAGAGACGCTCGGCGCGCTCCAGATCCTTCTTGCCGCCGCAGCTGCCATGCAGTGCGATGGCGCGCTGCAGGTCGGCCACAGCGGAGGCGGCGATCGGCTGCGCCTGGTCGGCGGGCGTCTCGTCGGTGAGGTCTGCCAGCGAGGCGCGAGCAAGCGCCAGGTGCAGCTTGGCGCGCACCTCATCGGGCATGTCCTGCTCGGCGGTCAGCGTGGCGGTGTCGGCCAGGACGGCCGCATCGAACACCTGGCCGGTCTTCTGTGCAGACAGCGCCGCCTCGGCGATCTCTTCGGCCAGCACGCAGCCCACCGTGCGGGAGAAGCGGTCGGGCATCTGCAGGCCGTGCTTGAGCACATAGGCGCCCAGTTCCAGCGCACCGGCGTAGTCGCCGGCATCAATGCGCCACACCATGCAGGTCATGACGATCTCGTCCTGCGCGCCCTGGCCGCCGGCCAGCACGCCGGCCAGATACGGTACGTAGGTCGGCAGCAGCTGCACCTTGAGCGCAGCCTTGCCCTGGGTGGACTGGATCTGCTTCAGCCGCAGGCGATCGCTCTGCAGCTGCGCCATGTGCTGCTCGTACGCAGTAGCACCGGCCATCAGCTGGTGCGGTGCGCGCTGGGCGGCTTCCAACTCGGCGAGCACGCGGCTGTGGTGGCGCTTGGCGGGACTGTCGGCCATGGCTTAGGCCTCGATCTCGATGTGCTCGACCACGCAGCCCAGGCCGTAGTCCTCGACCACGTAGGCATCGTTGGAGGACTCGTAGTTCTCGATGCGGTCGCGGGCCGGCACTTCCTGGATGTAACGGCGACGGCCGCCGGTCTGGTAGTAGATCGACAGGTTCGCCAGCGAGGTGACCATCAACGCGCCGTCCGGCAGGTACGGCACCTCGGCCACCTGCAGGCCGCCGACGCGGCGCTGGCTCAAGATCAGGTCGGTGGCGATCTTCTCGCTGGCCGGCTGGTCCTTGTTGACCATCGGGAAATACTTGTCGTGCATCAGGTCGCGGCCCAGCACCACGACCAGGCTCGGGTCCTTGCGGTGCCACGGATCCAGCAAGTTGCTCACCACATCGAACACCAGCGCGTCGAGGTTGCGGTAGTCCGCGCCATCGCCAGCGCCGATGGTCATCTTGCCGGCCGTCTTGCCGCTCGCCAGCACGCGCTGGGCGGCATTGGTGCGGTACTGCTGCAGCCAACCGATGTTGACGTCTTCCAGCAGCGGGAACGCGGCGCGGTCGGTATCGGCAGCGGCGTGCGTACCGTTGAAGCCGATCTGCAGACGGTCCAGCGCCTGGCGCTTGACGATGGCATCGCGCAGCCGCGCCTGGAAGTCCGGGAACTTGGCCCAGGCATCGAGCAGCGCATACGGGATGGCGGTGTCGAAGTCGGTCTTCTTGGCGACGTACTCGTTCTTGTCGAGCGCGGCCACGTTGCGCGGGGTGCGGGTCTTGCCGGCGCCGGTGTCGGTGCGGCTGGCGATGCTGCCAGTGACGCCGATGCCCACCTTCTGGCCGGACAGTTCGTCCACCGGGATGATGTTGATCTTGGACAGGAACTCGCTGGATTCCTGCATGCGCGTTTCCAGCTTCTGCTGCACGGTCGGATCGACGGCGAACGAGTGGAAGGCAGAGGTGATGCCGTTGAGCTTGGCGATCTGCTCGGCGAACTGGTTGAACTGCAGGCGGGTGGCGTTTTGCATGGTGGCTCCGAAGATGTGGCGCTGGCGGCGTGTGCGTGTGGTGATGTGGGATCAGCAGTCGGTCAGCACAGCCGCGCCGCCGCCGGTGACCACCGGGCGTGCGGGCTGTGCGGGGTCGGGCTGCTGGGACAACGACTCGCGCAGCTGCGCCAGGTCGTTCGCCAGCTGCTCGTGCTTGGTCTTCTGCTCGGCGTGTTCGGCCTGCAGGCGGTTGAAGCGTTCGTCCTGGCCGCGCACGTGCTCGGCGATCTCTTCAACGCCTTCGCCGAGGTCTGCGAACTGCTCGGGCGTAATGCCGGTGGCGTCCTCGCTTTTGAGCGCGGTGCGGATCCGGCTCAGCAGGCTGGCAACCGGGCCTTCGCTGACTTCGCTGAATTCCAGTGCGGTCTCTTCGGCGACGGTGAACAGGTTGCCCGGTGACTGCTTGCGATCGGCCAGCGGATTGGCCTCGGGGTTCTGGCTGGCGAAGCTGAGCATGGAAGTACCCAGGCTGGCCGGCGAATCAGTGACAGCCAGGCCAACCAGATACGCCTTGCCGGTGTTGGCGAACTTCTCCTGCACCTCGATGCTGGTGTAAAGCTTCTGCTTGGATTTGTTGATGGTGATCAGGTCGGCGGTCGGCTCGATCTGTGCAAACAGCGCCAGGCGCTTGCTGCCATCGATTTCGACCTCTTCAGCCTTGACGGCAGTGACATCGCCATATGCGCGGAACGGCGAGTCCGGCAGCAGGCTGCGCATGTGTTCGATCCAGATGCGCGCACCGTAGGTCTCGCGGTTATAGGTCGCGGCCATGTCGTCGATCCAGCTGCGCTGAATCGTGCGGCCATCGGTGGTGGCACCTTCGACGGCCACACGGAACCAGTTGGAACGGAACTTCTTGGTCTTGCCCGACATGGGGATCCTCTGCGCTGGATGCGTTTGCGTTGCGATGGATCCATGGTCAAACGCAAGGCATAGCGCAGCAACGAAATCGCCGTGTACGCCAGGCGATTACGTGTCTGTCAGCTGTCGGGATTAAGAGGTGTGCCGCACCCTGGTCGGCATGCAAAGCGTTGCCACCCAGCTCCCGATGGATACCCGCAGACAGGCGAAATTCCTGTACTGGATGGGGTGGCGCGTGACCGAAATTGCGCAGGCCATCGGCGAGAACGAGAAGACTGTACACAGCTGGAAGTCGCGTGACGAGTGGGATCGCGCAGATAACGTTGAGCGCATCGGTGGTGCGCTCGAAGCACGCCTGGTCGTACTGATCATGAAGCCGGAAAAATCCGGCGGCGACTTCAAAGAAATCGATCTGCTGCACCGGCAGTTAGAGCGCCAGGCGCGCATCCAGCGCTACCAGGGCGGCGGCAACGAGGCCGACCTGAATCCGGCCGTTGCGAATCGCAACGCGGGCCCGAAGAAGAAGCCCAAGCGCAACGAGTTCACCGAAGAACAGGTCGAGCAACTCACCACTGCCTTTATTGACGGCTGCTTCGATTACCAACGCGACTGGTACCGGGCCAGCAACGAGCGCACCCGCATCATCCTCAAGTCGCGCCAGATCGGTGCCACTTTTTACTTCGCCCGCGAGGCGCTGATCGACGCGCTCACCACCGGGCGCAATCAGATCTTCTTGAGCGCCTCCAAGGCGCAGGCGCATCTGTTCCGCGGCTACATGCAGCAGTTCGTGCGCGAGACGATCGACGAGACGCTTTCCGGCGGCGATAGCATCGTGTTTCCTAACGGCGCGGAGCTGTTCTTCCTGGGCACCAATGCGCGCACCGCGCAGGGCTACCACGGCAATTTCTACTTCGACGAATTCTTCTGGAGCTACGGGTTCAACGAGTTGAACAAGGTCGCCAGCGGCATGGCGATGCACAAGAAGTGGCGCAAGACCTACTTCAGCACGCCATCGAGCATGGCGCACGAGGCCTACACGTTCTGGACCGGCGAGCGCCGCAACAAGGGCAAGCCGGCCGCGCAGCGGATCCAGATCGATGTGTCGCATGAGGCGCTGGCCGGTGGCCGCCGCTGCCAGGACCGCGCCTGGCGGCAGATCGTCAATATCCTCGACGCCCAGCGCCGCGGCTGCGACCTGTTCGACATCGACGAGCTGCGCGAGGAGTACAGTCCGGACGCGTTCGCCAACCTGTTGATGTGCGAGTTTGTCGACGACGGCGCCAGCATCTTCCCGCTGGCGATGCTGCAGCCGTGCATGGTCGACAGCTGGGTAGAGTGGGGCCAGGACTACAAGCCCTTTGCCGCGCGCCCCTACGGCGATCGCGCGGTGTGGATCGGCTACGACCCGGCCGAGACAGGCGACACCGCCGGCCTGGTCGTGGTCGCGCCACCGCAGCAGCCAGGCGGCAAGTTCCGGCTGCTGGAGCGCATCCAGTTCCGGGGCATGGACTTTGCCAAGCAAGCGGCCGAGATCGAGCGCATCACGCGCCGCTACTGGGTGACCTACATCGGCATCGACACCACCGGCATGGGCAGCGGCGTAGCGCAGCTGGTGAAGCAGTTCTTCCCGAATCTGGTCACCTTCAGCTACTCGCCCGAGGTCAAGACACGCCTGGTGCTCAAGGCGTTCGACGTCATCCACAACGGGCGGCTGGAGTTCGACGCCGGCTGGACCGATGTCGCGCAGTCGTTGATGGCCATCCGCAAGACGATGACGGCCAGCGGCCGGCAATCCACCTTCACCGCTGGCCGCTCCGAAGAGACCGGCCACGCGGACCTGGCGTGGGCACTGTTCCACGCGCTGCAGAACGAACCGCTGGAAGGGCGCACCGCGCGCAACTCCGGCTTCATGGAGATCTCTTGATGCTGACCGACCAGCTGCCCGCCGACGCGCCTGCGCAGGCCACACGTGCCGAGGCCTTCACCTTTGGCGACCCGACGCCGGTGCTCGATGGGCGCGGGGTGCTGGACTATCTGGAGTGCTGGCAGAACGGGCGTTGGTACGAGCCGCCGGTGGCGTTGGATGGCCTGTCCAAGACCACGCGCAGCAATCCGTTCCTGCAGTCCGGGCTGATCTTCAAGCGCAACATGCTGGCGCGCACCTTCAAGCCGCACCGGCTGCTGACGCGCGAGGCCTTCGAGCAGCTGTCGCTGGACTGGATCACGCTGGGCAATGGCTACCTTGAGCGCCGCCGCAACCGCATGGGCGGTGCGCTGTCGTTGACTGCGCCGTTGTCCAAGTACATGCGGCGCGGCATCACTGAGGGCGAGTACTTCCAGGTGCGCACCTGGCACGACGAGCACGTGTTCGAGCCGGGTAGCGTGTTCCAGCTGCGCGAAGCCGATGTCGATCAGGAGCTCTACGGCCTGCCCGAGTGGATGCCGGCGATGCAGTCCGCGCTGCTCAACGAGTCGGCCACGCTGTTCCGGCGCAAGTACTACAACAACGGGTCGCACGCCGGTTTCATCCTCTACCTGACCGACCCGCAGCAGAGCCAGGAGGACGTGGACGCGCTACGCAACGCCATGAAGGGCGCCAAGGGGCCGGGCAACTTCCGCAATCTGTTCCTGTACTCGCCAGGCGGCAACAAGGATGGACTGAAGCTGATTCCGGTCAGCGAGGTGGCGGCCAAAGACGAGTTCAGCGGCATCAAGGGCATCACCCGCGACGACATGCTGGCCGCGCTGCGCATCCCGCCGCAACTCATGGGCATCGTGCCGCAGAACGCTGGCGGCTTTGGGTCCATTCGTGAGGCCGCTGCTGTCTGGGCCGCCAACGAACTGGAACCGCTGCAGGCGCGCATGTTGAAGATCAATGACTGGGTGGGCGATGAGGTGATCTCTTTCGCCCCCTACGCGCCGCCAGCGACCGCGTAATCTTTTCCCACCGCAAGACCACGCAATGCTCAAGAACCTCCGTTGTGGCGAATGCGCCCGCCTGCTGTGCAAGGCCGGCGCATTCGATGAAATCCAGATCAAGTGCCCGCGTTGCGGCACGCTCAATCACCTGAAGGCCGAGAGCCTCACCTCCGATCGCCGCGAGCGAATCCAAGAAGGCTCTCACCATGAAAAACCAGCTCCTGCAGGGCGACGCCCTGACCATCCTGCCCACGCTCGACGCGAATTCGTTCGACGCGCTGATCACTGATCCTCCTTATGCCAGCGGCGGCCTCACCGCTGCGGCACGGGCCAAGCCGCCATCGCAGAAGTACGTCCAGGGCGGTGGCGCGCAACTGCATGCCGACTTTGTCGGCGACGAGCGCGACCAACGCTCGCACTTGAAGTGGATGCACCTGTGGTTGTCCGAGTGCGCGCGCGTGCTCAAGGACGGCGCGCCGGTTTTGCTGTTCACCGACTGGCGGCAGCTGCCGCTGACCACCGACGCGCTGCAGATCGCAGGCTTCACCTGGCGCGGCATCACTGTCTGGGACAAGACCGAAGGCGTGCGGCCTCAACTGGGCCGCTTCCGCAACCAGGCCGAGTACATCGTCTGGGGCAGTAAGGGCAACATGCCGCTGGATCGCCGCGCGCCTGTGCTGCCCGGTGTCATCCGTGAGTCGGTACGCAAAGCTGACAAGCATCACCTGACCGGCAAGCCCACTGAATTGATGCGGCAGCTGGTGCGGATCTGCGAGGCGGGTGGGCGTGTGCTTGATCCGTTTGCTGGATCTGGTACGACGTTGGTCGCCGCATATTTGGAGGGCTTTGAGTCCCTAGGGATCGAGATGATCGATCAGTACGCCGCCGTGACCCGTGATCGCCTGGAGAAAACGCAGCCGCTCGAATAAAAAGGCCAAGAGCCGCCCATACATGGGCGGCTTTTTACTACCAATTCGTAGAGAAATTTCTAGGGGCCACTTAAAGACTTCCGGAATATATAGTTCATCAATTTGTGCAGTCGGATCAAGTCGCCTTGCGCCTGGCTCCCTTGATGCGCGATTTTTTTTCTGTGTTGGAATATGGCCCTTTCCTTAGTCTTAGTCTCGGAACCACTTGGCAGGAGTGTGATCGAGCCGAAAGTATGGATTAGCTATTTCGCTATTACTTCGCCGATGTATCTGCTGCTTCTGATTTGAGTGAGGCCTCCTCTTATAACGGAGGATGATCGTTAACTCCGAACTAACAAGAAATCAACATGAAAATTAAATCGAAGTATCTATTCGCCGCTTGTGTCGTAGGTTGCGCGGCTAATGCAGGAGCGGCCACGCAAGTCTCCGCGATCAATGACGCTGGCCGCGCTGAGGCTATGTCTGCATGGGAAAAGACCCTCAGGCAAGAAACTCCAGCGATGACGGGCTGCTTCATTTCGACTTTTCCTGACATGGGGTGGAAGGCGGTGCGCTGCGAGGCACCGCCGAAGGTAGTCATGGGGTCGCGGCACATCGCCAATGACAAGGGTCGTACCACAATGGCCAACAGCAGGGCGCTCATCACCGGTAACAGCCACGATTATGCAGCGCGCTCAAGTAGGCTAACCCGCTCGGCGGTCGGTTCGTTCCCTAGTGTGAGCGGAGTGACCACCGGCGTGGTTCAATATTCTCTTCAGATTAATACCGACAATGCCAGCAATCCCGCCGCCTGCGCGCAGTTTGGCTTTTCCTCATGCAAGACCTGGCAACAATACGTTTACTCCAGCGACGCAGATGAGAATTCTAGTAACGGTTTTCAGCCGGTTATCTTTATCGAAAGTTGGGTCTATGCGGACAGTTTCTCGGAGTACAACGCGGTAGGTTGCCCATCCGGCTGGGATGCGTACGAAGGCAATGCCTGCGTTATCAACAGCGACTCGGTGACGGTGCCTCTGGTGCCAGTGTCGGGCATTGGCGGCGTCAAGCTGACAGGTTCGGCAACCTCAGGGGGCGTGGACACCTTGACGTTCTCGGTGAATGGAAGAGCCTATAGCGTGAGCCAGAGCGCTTCTACAGTGAACATCAACAAGATCTGGCGACAGTCCGAATTCAACGTCTTCGGTAACGGCGCCAACACCCAAACAGTGTCGTTCAACCCAGGCTCGCGTGTCTCGGTGAATTTAGCCGTAAATGATGGCACGACAAATGCCCCGGCCTGTCTGGGCGATGCCGGCACCACATTCGAGCAGAACAACCTGACGCGCGGTAGCTGTACCTCCTTTGGCGGTACGTCTCCGGGCATCAGCTTCCCCCAAAGCAACTAA